TCTGATTGCGTGCAAACAAAAGTGCCCACAGAAGAAATATGATGAGTAGTATCGGTATAAGGATCATCTTCTATATATATATAAAATAAATGAAGGTTACAAAAACATTCTACGAGATTCAGGGGCGAATGTATATTGATCTCGACTATGAAAAGATCAAGATACCTTGGAGATATAACAGGGTCATGTGTAGAGTGAATGGTCTCAAGACTATTCAGGAGCTTGAAGTTGGTCAGGAGGTTCGAGCTTTTATAGAGCTGAGACCTTGGGATGGTGAAAACTTTAAGGTTCTAAAGGAGTTGAGCACTGACTAGTTATGCTGAGTCGTACTGGGTATATTGTACCAGATGATGCTGAAATTAAAAAGGATCTCACAGTAAGAGGAATAGAGAATGCTGTCGGAATTCGACCGCCAAGTTTCAAAGTCTTTAGGTCGGATAAAGGTAAAATGTGCATCCCAAGATACTATGGAGAAGAGCGATTCGGACCAGCAAAGGATTACAGACCTGAGCCGGTACAAAGGGAACTACTTTTCAATGGAAAGCTCAGAGACTTTCAATTCCAAGCCCACAAAGCCTTCATGGAGACAAAGAGTGGCGGAGTGCTTTCGATCTATTGCGGTGGCGGAAAAACCACCATTGCACTCGCCATTGCTGCCACCTTACGACTCAGAGTACTTATCATAGTCCACAAAGAGTTTCTCGCAAATCAATGGCGTGAAAGAATCAACCAGTTTTGTCCAGGAGCAAGTGTTGGCATTGTTCAAGGTGACAAGTGTGAGCTCGAGCACGACTTTGTCATTGGGATGATTCAGACTATGTGTCAACGTGAACATCCCATCGGAACATTCGACTCGATCGGACTTTTGATTGTGGATGAGGCTCATCATATAGGAGCACCTGCATTCTCACAATTCATGTTCAAGTTGTGCCCCAAGTATACTCTTGGACTCACTGCGACTCCAGAGCGAAAGGATGGTCTGACTCGATTATTGTATTGGTTCCTAGGTCCTTCATTCTTTACCCTAGAACGGACTGATCAGCAGCACGTCAAGGTGCACAAGATTGAGTTTATGTGCGACGAATTCAAGCGAGCTCCTCCTCTCAACCGTATTGGTCAACTCTCAATCGTAGAGATGGTGACTGCACTGTGTGAGATTAAATCTCGTACAGATCTGATACTTGATATCATCAGTAAAAATCCGACCCGTAAGATTCTGGTACTGACTGATCGTAGAAGTCATTGTTTTGATATTCAATCTCAAGTGAAAGATTCTGCACTGTATATAGGTGGTATGACTGAAAAGGATCTTGAGATGTCGAGCAAGGCGAGAGTCATTGTGGCTACATTCAGCCAGGCACATGAGGGCCTCGATATTCCAGCACTGGATACAGTCATATTAGCCTCTCCACACTCTGATGTGAAGCAGGCTGTGGGAAGAATTCTCAGGGGTGGGAACAAAAACCCTCCAGCTATATATGATATTGTTGATAAATGGAGTGTTCTTTACGGTATGTGGAAAAAACGCGTGTCCATGTATCAGCAATCTGGATTTGATTGCGAAGTCACTGAAACAAAGTGCCTATTTTAGGCTGTCGAGTAGAGCAAGACCAAAAACACCAAAGATGAAATACATTAGAAAGTAGTGCGTATCATCCTCTGGATCTTCCATGACATAAGGTTCTATTGGAATCTGTGGTGCCACTTGAGCTGGCTGAGGAACCGGAGGGGGAGGATCTGGTGCCTTGTACAAGGTTTTGGGATATAACCTCATTAATTAATACTTAGATTAAATTGTAACCTCCTTCTTTTTTGTTGTCTTCTTCTTACCAGTCTTGATGGTGAGATCCTTCGTCTCTGAGTTGATGGAGACAATGTCGGACACCTCATCATCTGAGATGACTGAGGGTGCTGGAGGAGCCTCTTCTCTGAATACTGGTCTGGAATTTGCTGGCTGTGGTGGTGGCATAAATCCACCCATCATAGATCCGATATCAATCCCAGGTCCGCGCATCTCTCTACGCCCTCCAGTGTCTGGAGGTGGCTGACTCGTCTGAGACTTTTTGACTGCATCCATCATATTCTTTACAAGATCTGGATTGTCTCTCATCACCTTGCCAGTATCAAGTCCTGCCGACTTGAACATTGATTTCGTAAGATGGAACATCATAGCTGATCCTCCAACCATCATCATCAGCTTAATCTCAGGAGCCACAGCAATCTTATCCTTGTACTTGGTGTGAAGCTCCTCAAATACAGTATCATAGTCATCAATATTCTCCATCATATTCTCAGACCATCCATCGAGCTGTACATCGAATGGATCATACTTCTTATTAATAAACTCAATACCAGTGACGCAAGCAATCATAATGCGTCTGGCAAACTTGATACCCTGATCAGACTCAATCTGATACATGATTCGCTTGTACTCTGTGCGAATCTGTTCAATCTCAGAATATGCATTTAGTTTTCCAGACGTCTTGAATCCCTTCTTCTCAAGGCGTGCAAGTTTGTTCAGCAAGTCAGCTTTTTCATCCTCAATTGAAGAGTATCCAGGAGATGGCTGTGGTCCAACAGGTCCCTGATCATACTCATCCTCTCCGTAATCCTCCTCGTCATAACCATCATCAGGAGGGAACTCCTCCTTCTCTTTATTGAAGGATACACGCTTCGTTGGGTTTGTAAATACATCCAGGTTAGGTTCCTGTCTTGGTGGAAGGGGTCGTCTTGGGGGTGGGGCAGATTTCAACTCAATCTCATCCATAAGAGCCTGCTCTCCTGGATCCATATTCAAAACCAGGGACTGGTCTTTATTCAAGACAATGTCAGCCATATAAAACTTTATAAGAAAGGAAGCTAAAATCTTTAACGCAGGCGAAAATAAAATATCGACGAATGATAAATGGCAAACTCAATGGACTCGCAAACTCTACTAATCATCGTTGCTGTAATTCTGCTGTTCATGTATCTTCAGCCCAGTTCATGTAGCTATGCTTCCAAGCCTTCTGATAAAGTAAATTACAGAAGAAAACGGCAGTATGAGACTGCCCCAATGGACCCAATGGCCCCAATGGACCCAATGGCACCACAGCCTCCAATGGCCCCAATGGCCCCAAGCGCTTATTCAGGTAACCTAGCAGTTGGTACACCGCGTAAGGCTCCATACGAGATGCCAACGAATAATGCAGCACCTTTCAAGTCTGGTTACATGCCAACGAATAATGCAGCACCAGTCAAGGCGAAGTATGAGATGCCAACGAATAATGCAGCACCAGTAAAGTACCAGGCACTAAGTGTAAACTCTAAGAATGCCGGAGCAGCTCCTTACAAAAAAAAGTACTAAATAGTAATGGAAACATATACAATTACGATAGATAGCTTGCAATCACCTCAAAATACAAACTTTACAATTGATATATCAACTCTCCATCTCACAAATATTTCAGAAGTTGAAGTACTCAGGGCATCAATATCTACAACTGACAACTCGAGTGCAGTATATGTATATATTGATCAGTTAGCTGGTAATCAATATAGTCATAGAATATCACCTATCGGTTCCATCAGTAACAAGTACCTCGATGGATCCATAGTATCTTGGAATCCTTACACTTCACCAAGAACGACATTTACGAGAGGTGGCCATTGGAAAGCTTATTTAGCTTATGATACACCAAAAGATTCTTTGTCTGCACTTTCAGTCTCTTTGTACAACCAAAATGGAACCCCACTTACAGAGGCTGGATCTGATACGACATATATAATTCTTAGAGTAACTTGTACTCTACCAGTTTCTCCTGAACCTGTCGTTAAAATTACCCCACCAATTCCTATTCCTATGACTAAAGAATCTACATATGTATCAAATACTCCAACATACATTCCAAAATACACAATCTACTTTGTACTAGCTATACTGTTGGCTATCGGCGCAAGGATTTTTTTCGCCTCCTCGTAGACTCGTTTCTAATGAGAGCCATAATTAGAATTGATAATACAGTAGCAATAAAAGCTACAAGCAGATAATACTGTAATGAATCATTAGCGAGTGGAACAAAGTGTGTTATTGATTTTCTAACTACATCTATCCATGCATATGCAGCTGCAAATGAAATTCCTGCTGCTATACCTTTGAGATCTTCGTTCACCTCTGAGTCAGTTATACTCATATATAACTAATCCAGATTTTCTTCCTGCTTGATAAGCTCCTTAAACTCCTTGAGTGGTTTCAGGGGTTCCTCTTCCTCTATGATTTTTTTGTCATTTTCGAGAGGCCAATAGAATGTTTTCTTATTCTTTAGCATCTGCTTTATCTATGGATTTTTTTAGAGACTTTTCTGCTGGGGTCTCTGGTTCCCACTCGGCCCAAGTATCATAACACTCATTCACCTTGAGGAGTTGTTCATCTGTACCTTCATATCTCGTGAAGGGTTCATCATCCTCCTCCATCTCCTCCATCTCTTCATCAGAGTCGGTATCCTCAAGCTCCGGGAACAAAGTACCAAGCTGCTTGCCTGTGACATTTCTCGCGGAGAATCGAAAGCCATACTGGATATCTGTTGCTGTGACTGTTGATCGGCCACAAGCCTTTGCATAATGTGCAGCTAGTATCACTGCAGATTCATATACAGGTATAAAAATGTTCATAGCAGCCTCCATCGCGTATAGCTAGGTAGCTTTAATTCCTTTTAATAGTAGTGATGAACCTCCAGATCAAGAAATTTGATCCTAGGCGCATTCAAGATGATAGTACATGTGTGTTTATAGGGAGACGGAGGAGTGGTAAGTCGACACTTGTGACTGATATCCTATGGCACAAAAAGCACATGCCAGTTGGTGTAGTGATGAGTGGAACTGAAGAGGGAAATCATCACTACAAAAAGTTTGTACCGGATCTATTTATTCATGGAGAGTTCAACAAGGAGACTATTGAAAAGATTATCGAGCGACAAAAGAATATACTGGCTAGAACTGGAAGTGCCAATCCAGTCTTTCTACTTTTGGATGATCTCATGTTTGATCGCAGTTACATGAGGGAGAAGTGTGTCAGAGAACTCTTCTTCAACGGAAGACATTGGAAGGTTTTCTTCATGGTGACTATGCAAGATTGTTTAGGACTCGATGCAAGCATCAGGGGTCAGGGTGATTATGTATTTGTACTCAAGACTGACTCGAGTCTCAAGAATCTTCAGAGACTCTATGAGCACTTCTTTGGTGGAGTTGTATCTACATTCAAGATTTTCAAAGAGTTGTATGACAACTGTACTGAGAATTACGAATGTCTCGTCATCGACAACACAAGCCTATCAAGCAAGCTGGAAGAGAGAATATTCTATTACAAGGCGAGCATCAGGCACAACTTCAAGATTGGTAGCCCTGCAATGTGGAATTTTCATCGAAAAAATTGCATCACGCGTTAAAAACTTAAAAGTTTAAACTGCTGGAATACTAAATGCAGATTTTTGTCAAGACTCTGACGGGAAAGACAATCACTCTAGAGATTGAGTCTTCTGATACCATTGCAAATGTAAAGGCTAAGATTCAGGACAAGGAGGGTATCCCACCAGACCAACAGAGACTTATCTTTGCTGGAAAGCAGCTTGAAGATGAGCGTACTATGGCTGATTACAATATTCAGAAAGAGTCTACTATTCACCTTGTTCTACGCCTACGTGGCGGTGTAGACCTTGTATCCATCTCTGAGGTTGTTGAGGTCCCAGTTGTAAAGACACCTCTACCAGTCGTAGAGAAGGAGGAGGAGGACTCCACGCCTATTGTGAACATAATTAAACCACAAGTGCCTCCACCTCCACCTCCACCCCCGCCTCCACCTCCACCTGCTCCTATGCCTAGTGTAAGACAGCCAACGAAGATTCCAGAGCCAGTTCGGATGGCTGAGACCTATGTTCCAGATTCTACAGGTCTCAAGAGTTCCATCATTGCAGGCGTACTCGCAGTCCTTGTATTCTCTCCGATTGTTCAGGTACCACTTGCAAAACTTGCACCAAAGTTTTCTGGTCATGGTCCTATTCCTTACATCTTCATGGTAGTCCTTGTATCATCACTATTCATGACCATTAATAAGGTTGTCTAATCACCAATGTACGAATCACAAAAAGCAACATTAGAACCAATAGGTTCATAGATCCCAATACCAATAGCAATACTCTTTAACTCTGCTAGATTATCCCAAAACTTACTCGAGTGATCATATTCATCTACTGTGTTGTGTGTCAGCTCATGGAGAAACACATGCATAATATAGTTGATTGAACCCTTTGTACAAACAAAAATCTCATACCCTTTCCCTACATTGTACCCAACACCATCTGATGAAATCTCGGACATACCTGTAACTATACCTTTATTCCACAACTCTGGAAACTTATCAATTCGTCGAAGCTCAGTCCTCAAGAGATCATATCGACGCATGAGTTCAGTCATGACATCTGGTTGTTTAATCTGGGATAAAATTGCTCCGAATGGAACCGCTAAAAATAATGGGTTCATCTTACTATATCCTTCGAAAAATAAACTTGGAATAGATGTCTGAAATTAGACCAGTGTGTTCTGGTACCATCTTTTCCCAGCTTTCAAGCTCGAGCCCCTCCACTTGGAACAAAAATTGTTTGTAGCACAATGGTTCTGGTACAGGTCCATTCGCATAATAGGGACCATCAGCCAGCCTGACGATTGCCATGTTTCCAAATTGATGATTGATTGTCGAGTAATATCCCCTCTCGATTGTGTTCCCCAAC